GTGCGGATCGTCCTCCGCGCGATCGAAAACGACGATTCGACCGTGATGCAGGCCCCCATCCTCGCCGCAGATCGGACATGCCAACGATGTGGTGGAGCCGTTTCCGCTGAGTTTGATCACGTGATCTCCCCCTCCAGCCTTACGCATTAACCTGATCGAGAAGACGTTCGAGGTACTCGCACTGTTTGGTGGATGGCTCATGCCCCGGCACTAAGTGCGCAGCCATGTCGTCAACGAACTCGTGGTGGCAGGCATCGAGGCGATGCTTGTGGCGCTGTATGTAAAGTGCGACCGTGCGCCAATCGGCTCCACTTTTCGCTTTCGTCATGTGATCTTTCCTCCTAGCCTCAAAAACAAACTGTTGAGCCAGCCGAGTTGCCTCGAACTCGGGTTGTAGTACGGGTTCACCGTGCGACTAGCCATGTCGTCGATGAACTCCTCGGTCCGGTCATTGAGACCTCTGACTCGGGACTTCTCGCGCTGCACGTAGCGCGCAACATCACGCCAGTCGGGCATGTTGCTGGTACCGAAGCCGGCGCTGGCGCTGGCGCTGCGAAACGTATCGGCGGAGCCCTGCTTTGCCTCCATCGCCCGCACGCCTTCGGCGTAGCCGGCGGCGCGCTCGTCCTTGAGCGCCTTGCGGATCTTCTCCTTCGTCGCCTCGTTCATGCCGGGTGGCGTTTCGAGACGCTCAGCGACGGCGTGCAGGTCGATGGTTCCGCTGTTGGCTAGCAGCATCCGCACGATGCCCTGCGCCGCGGCATCGACCTCGCCGCCACGATTGCTGGTCAGCAGGCGGATGCACGCAGCCAGCTTCTTAGCGAACGCGGCGAGGGGGTCGGGTGCGCTCATGCTCATGGGATCCCCCAGCAACGCCTCTTGTGTGAACACATTTTGCAGCGCCAATCCTCCGGATCGTCGTATGCGCGCGGTAGCAGTTCGCCTGCACGCGTCGCCTCGATGATCATCACGGCGCGGTCGGACCAGTATTGCGCGCGTGCAGCATCGAACGGCACGAGCATGTGCAGCTGCTCGCAGGTATCAGCGTTCACTGTGGTGAACAGCGCGGGATTGGTGACTTCGAGGTACGCTTGATAGATGGCCACTTGCGCAGCGTATTGCGGGAACGCCTTCACGAGCCCGTCGCGCTCGACCGCGCGCCAGTTCTTAGCGCTCAAGCATTTGCATTCCCAAATTAGCGGGAAGATCAGGTAGACGCCGGGGAGTTGCGGACCGTTGTGAATGATTCCATCTGCGTGTCCGCGTAGCGCGCCATTAACAGCGGTGAACGCGCACGCTTCGTCGGGCGCGAACTTGAAGCCGGCGGCGACCATCTGCTGACGCGTGCGCGCTTCGGTATGGTGCCCGCGGTCGAAGATCGCACGCACCCGCGCCGGCAGATCCGGTTTGCACCACCAATCATACTGTATTCGCCGCGCGCAATCGTGCCCGATAATGCTTGCACCGAGATAAGGTCTTGGGATCTCGGGGGCCGTCGCAGCTGCGCGCTCAATCGCATCGTTGACCGCGACATTGATCGGTTCGAGCGATAACACGACGCGATTGAGATTGAGCATGACATACCCTCAAACTCTAGATTCCAAGCAGGTCGTCGTCGGGATCCCCCGGCGCGATTAACGGTCCGCCCGCCGCAGCATTGGCTTGGCGCGCAAGAACGCTCGCCTTGGACTTACGGGTGACGCCCTTGTCGCTCAGGTCGCGTGCGATCTGCGCTTTGCGGATCAGCGGCATCGCCCTGAGCAGGAGCTCGACAACGGACTCGCGTGGCAGCTTTCCAAGCGGGAGCGACCAATTGATATCGGGGCAGGCTTTGAACAGGTCCGGCAAGATCGTCTCCACCGCGCCCGCGTCCCACGGCTGGGGATCGAGCGCGGTCAGGCGGACGACCTGCTCGGTGTCAATCTGCTCCGACGTGGCTTGCCGAGCTCGCACAGAGATCCATGCGAACAGCATCGCCGCGAAGATCCACCCCCATTCGGAGTCGCTTAAGCGTCCGACTGGCGTACCAAGTGGAATGGGGCCGTCGAACGAGACGACCCCACGCGCACCCGCGATAGCGGCAGCGGTAGCATCGCGCTGCCAGATGTCCTCAAGCGCGGAGAGCGAGACCTCTCCGAGGGAGTGAGGCTTCTTCATTAGGCCCACTCCGGGCGCTCGACGGGCGCAGCCGCAGCGGCTCCGTCCCCCGCACCCTTTCCACCACCGTTAAATGGCGGCTGCTGCTCGACCGGCTGCCAGTCCTTCCGGCCCTTCGTGATCACCTCCAGGATGTAATTCCGGTCCGGATAATTCTCGCCGGTCGGCTGACCGTTCACGAACTTCGGACCGCCCTTCTCGATACCGAGGCGAGCGCGGAAGTTCATGCCGTCGAAATCTTTGTATTCGAGCGTGCGGGCCGCGCGGGCCGCAGCGCTGTCGTCTTTGGGATCCAGGCCCTTCGCGCAATCCACGATCGCCTTGAGCAGACCGAGCGAGATCTCGCGCGCCTGCTCGTGGCCGGCTGTGGTGCCGCCCATGATCAGGTTCTGCCAGAACCTGCGGTTCTTGTACTCGCCCTCGACGACGATGAACTCGCAGTCGAGCATTTCGCAGTCGCCCTTGGAGCTACGCTTGAGCATGCCGCCCTCGCCAGCGTTGCCGGGACGAATGTGCATCGTCAGCGGCACGATTGTTTTTTCCGGAATTGGCTCGAATCCGCGCTGTTCCAGCGCATCAGTGAAGTCAATGGGCATGCGTCACCTCCTGTAGTTGCCCGTGGTTAAGAGACTTGCGCTGACCGGGACTGGTCAGCTTCTCGATTAGCTTGCCGAGATCCGGCGGTTCGATCTGGTTAAGGAGTCCGCTGCGGTCCTTCGCCGGGAATCCCCACTTGTTCGGAGAGGTGCAGACGAACGCGCGCGCGGGGGGTTTGCCGTCGTCGAAGTTGACGAACTCCATCACCAGGAACTCATCGACGATGCCCGAGATCTCGCGCGGCACTTTCTGGCCTTCCATCTGCACCTGGTAGCCGAGCGAGCGGTTGAACTCGTCGGTTGCCTTCTCCAGGATGCCGACGAAGACAACGTGCTTGCCGCGCGAGTGCTGGATCCGGCTCAGCCAGGTCAGCATTTCGCGTGCGAGCAGGCCGTAAGCGGCGCGCGTGTCCTTGGTGCCGGTGCGCGAGAAGCACTCGGGCTGCTGCTCAGCCCAGCGATACGCGAGCCGGCTGATGGCGGTGATCGAGTCGACGAAGATAATGTCGTAGCGCTCGATGTTTTCGAGCCATCCGCCCACGCCATCGAAGTGCGCCTGCGAGTAGCAGCTGGTCGGCGCGAATGATGGACTCGGTCCACCGATGCGAACCGCGAGATTGCGCGCTGTCGGCCAGTCGTCAATCCGGATCGTATCGACCGGCAGATCCTGTATCGCGAGATCCCCAGCCTCGGCGTCGAGGAACAGCACGCGTTCGACGGCGGTGGTGCGCAGCAGCGAGGTCTTGCCCACGCCGGTCGATCCGGCGATCAGGAGCTTGATGCCGCGCGGCTCGGCGAGTCTTTCGTCCGCGCTGATGATTTTCACGATCGAGACCTCTTAGATTTTGTTGAATTTCGTCACTTCGTCGCCGTAACAATCCCAGCCCGGTCGCTGCTCTCGCGCGAACAATTCGAGGAACGGACCGTTGCAGTAACGCTCAACGCGGTGGAAAAATTCGTCCGGCTTGCGCGAGTGCTCGCGCACCGGAGCGAGGATGACTTCGTGGACGCCTTTGCCAACGGCTTGCAGTTGCCTCGGCGGCCGAGGAATACGTCCTCGGTTCCCTTTCGCGTTGTCAGTCCGAGCCCGGTGTGCAGATCGCTCTCCATCAGCGGAACGATCCGCAACTGCTGCATATCGAAACCGCGGCGCAGCTTGACCCAGGTGAACGCCTTGGTGGAGAACTTGAAGCCCCAGGCCCGCATGATCGCGAGGCTGCGCTCTATGTTCGGCGGGCTCGTCCAGATAAAGAGGTGGCAGCCGTCTTTCGCCGCTAGGTCTGCGACCGGCAACGCAAGGATCTCGTCAAGCGACGGACAACGATAGTGCCGCCGCAGATCGCGGTTCGATTGTGGATTTGCGGATTGAATTGAGGTGTACGTCGAGAACGCGAGCGGAGGATCCGCCGTGATCACGGCGTAGTAATTACGACGCAACGCCTCGAACGGCGCGGGCGCCCGATCGTCGAGCATCGAATGCTGCTCAGCGCGCTTGACCGAGCCAGAAATCGAGCTCGATTCCGTCTGCGATGTTCAGCAACTCCTCCGCCTCGTCGCGCAGTTCCTTCGCGCGGCGCTCGACCGCGATCTGTTGTTCGGACGGCAAAGCGCCGGTCTCCTTGGCTTTCTTAGTGGCGGCGAATTTCAGTTCCTTGAGCAGGATGGGTCCGCGTGACATGGTTTGAACTCCTTCACATCTTGGTGGTGGTGGTGATTACATCCTCGGTAGTGGTGATTGCGCCGATGGTGCCGGCCACATCGGCGGCGATGGTCGTCAGTTCGGCCAGCATTTCGGGGATCGAGGTGACGATCGAGGTCCCGAACTTCTGCATGAGTTCACCGGGAGCGGGCTTCTCGTCGAGCAGCACGATCACCGGCTTATCGGCACCAGCGGCGTAGCCCGCTTCCCAAATCGCGCTCTCCCCACAAGGCTTCACGAGCACGAGCACATCGGCCCGGTCGATGCCGTCGCGATCGAGCTTGAACTTCGCGCACGCAGCGGGGCGAGCGAGCGCGGCGATATGATCGGCAGGGGCGAGGTTCCGGTGGTCTAACCCGAATAGCGTCTCCGGGGTCGCGCCACCCCGGCGATAGTCGAATGTGATTTCGTGGCCCGCGTTGCGCACGGCGGTGAACACGGCTTCGAGGCCGCTCACGTTCCTAAGTGATCCGGCGATATAGACTCTCATTTACCCTCCGCTTCGCTTGAGACCGGAATCGTCCTCCGCAAATGACGGGTGACGACAGGCGGGAGCACCACTGGTAGGATTGCCTGTCGCCACCCGCACCGCAGCGCGGGGCTGTGTGAATCGGCGGGATTGCCGCCCGCGTTGCTGTTCGGTGAAAAATTGCCAAACAGGAAATTCGGGATTTTCTAAAAACGAGGGGCCGCGCATTTGCGCGCGGCCCCAAGGTGACGAGAGTTCGTTTGCTTAGCGCTTCCAGGTCTTCCCGAAGTCCTTCCACGCTTCAGCGTAGCGGTCGAGCGGGAGCTCCCGCTCGCGCTCGAGGCACAGCAGCGCGTCGGCGATGCCCGTGAGTGGCATGCCGTAGAGCCACATGTCGCGACCAGCGGCATCACGCAGGACATACGGCCCGTAGCTTCCGGGCTGCGGATCCTCGATCTGGGCGACGGTGTAGCCCAAGGACGCCGCAAACCTACGCACGACGATTCGGGCTTCCGGCGTGTCCGTCTCCATGGTCGCGGCAGGGACGATGGTCCCCATCGTGGTGGGGACGGTGGTCTCCACCGCGGTCTCGTCGTCGACGATGATATCGACGTTACCGCCGTTGCCGTTGTGACCGTTGCATTTTCGCAATTGCCCCCGAGTCGCCTGAAAGATGGCAGACAGATTGATCTCGGGGGAGAGCTCGGCGGCCAGCGCCACGGCTTGTCTCAGGGTCAGTTTCGTGACCCCGAGCTTGCCGGTGCGCAGGTCAGCGATGAACTGCAAACACTCTTCAGCGGTCAAGTGACGCCGTTTCATGCCGCGGCCCGTGAAGACCGGGATCGGGCTGACGTCGGCGTCGTTTGCGGCCGGGACCGCGGCCGTGGTATGCATAAGGTCCGTTTGCAGCAGCGCCATGGATTCTCTCCCTTTGTTGCTGCTTAAGGGACGGACCGGCGGCCTTGGGACTTCGAACCTCTTGCAAGGTCCGCCGGCCACCCTCTCAGCCGCACCTTAGACTCAGCACATTCTCGACCGGGGCCGTGCGGCGGGTTGCCGTCGGTCGAGGATTGAGTTTTTTGGGAAAATTCTTATAAGAGCGTTCGCACGCCCTATCGCGCGGGTTCGTCGGCCTCCCCGGCCGCGGCCCGCGCTTCTAAATTCACAAACCAGGACATGGCGCCGGCGAACCGCAGGCGACATGCCCTAATTTCTGGTTTCCAAGTAGTTGCTGCCTCACGCCAAGTCCGCTCATTGTTACGTGGCCGAAGGCGCCGCCATTCGCAAGCGCGTCGGAAGGCAGATTGTTGGGTGAGGCTCAAACCCTGAATTCGTCTAGGGCGCCCGTCACTCTGATTTTTTCGCTACGCCCCCTTTCGGGGGTCTCGCTTTCGATCCGTTCTCCGCCAGTGACCGCGTGCGTAACGGAGAGGGTGAGTGCGCGCCGGCTTGCTGTTCTAAAGTCACCCCAGCCGGTGGGGCCGCCCATCTCGCTGGGCTCGCTATGTAGACCCGCTAGCGCTTCGCCCACGGGTCGGGTCGTCAAACAGCTGTCCGGGATTTGCACGCCCCGGATTGCTGCCGCTGAAGACAAGACCGCTCTGGTCGCGGCAGCGCGTGCTGCCAGCGCGGATACTCACAGTACGAATGTTGGTCGCTTAGTCTCGCGGCGTAGGTGATAAAGTGCCGTCGGCAATCGCGAGCGCATGTTTCAGCTTCACACCGTCGCGACGAGGAGAGAGCTTGATCACGTACTTGGAATAATTGCGCCGGATGTTGTCACCAGACAAAGAAGTGATCTTTTCCACCACCGGCATTTTTTGCACGCTCTCAAGCTCGATCCAACTCGGCGGCTTTTCGCCGAAAGGTTGATCGATACTGCTCACGACTGGCGACCTCCTTGCGCCGTGAGCGCGAAGTTAGCCTCCAGCGCCAAAATGGAAAGTGAAATCGAGCAGGTGTTTGTGCGGAGTTGTGCGGAGTTGTGCGGGGTTCTCACAGACGATGATCAAACCACGCCTGCAATTTTTTCAACAGAAGGGTTGCTGCGTCTCGATCCATGTCGCCGGCGTCGTACGCTAATTTCTTTGCCGCAATATCTCCTGAGCGAAGTTTGGCCATGTTGTACCGTTCGGGAAATCGCTCCATCAGATCGGGCAACTGCGCCAAAAGTCTTCGCTGCTTAACAGCCTGAAGCGCGAGACCGAGCGCATCTGCCGTTGGCCACTCTTCGGTATCAAATTCTTCGGTGTCGATTCTAGTAGCAGGCTTCAATGAGGGTGACTTTCGCCACAACCGCGCCACCAACTTCTCGAACCACTTCATGAGCGACGCCGCGAAGGAGACCTCGACACGGTACACGCCCAACTTTGGGAGCTCGGGACCTAACTCAGGATACTCCGCGAGCACGTCTTCCCAGGGGAGCGATACGCCGCGAAGCCTATGCGCGTATCCACAATCGCCCCAGACATCGACAACATCGGATCCTTCGATGACAACGTGACAACCTCGATCGCGACAGAAGTTGGGAGGGGGCGCTCCCGAGCCACGATGGCGAAAACGGTTACGAAAAATCTGTCGCTTTGTAAATTCCACCACGCCCGCTTCGCTCTCGCCGGCGCGACTCCGCAGCTCGTCAGAAACGACTTTCAGCGGAACGTATGTTAGGGCAATCTTCCGGTTAGCCTTGGCCACGGGACCCATCCGTCAGCTGGGGTTAGAGGGCTGCCCGGTGTTGAGCGCCGAGCAGCCCTCGAAGCTTAACCCCCTTCGCGAGTGTTCATCAACGTCACGACCGCGTCGTCCACGGGCACGATGCGGTCGCCAGTGACGCGCCCCTCGGCGATCGCCCGCACGTGCGCATCCCACAGCGTGAGCGCCTCGCGCTTTGCCCGTTCAAGTTTGGCTCGGTTGTAGATCGCGGTCATCTTCGGCAGCGCGTGGTTGGTGATGGCGTCGATCACGTGCGGCGCGACCTCGAGCTCGCCCAGCCCGGTCGACAGCGTCCGCCGCAGGTCGTGGTTGCGCCAGGGCTTCATGG